CCGAGAAATCTCAGGTCAAAGTTTATCTGAATGGTGCGATCCAAACGATTACCACGCACTACACTCTGACTGATCCGGATAGCACAGGCACGGTGACTTTCGGAACTGCCCCAGGAACGGGTGTAATTGTTTCGTTTATCCGAGAGACAGACTTTCTCCAAAGTGTGGACTATGCAAACAACGATATCCTAGATGCGGAAACGCTAGAATCAGCTTTCGATAAACTAACGATGATGTGTCAGCAGGTAAAAAACCTAGCCGATAAATCCGTTGGCTTCGATGAAACCGTCAATGAAGCAGAAACCACATCGCTCAAGTTAGCAGCAGGAACCACTGATTTAGCCGGGAAACTACTGGCTTTCGACAGCACAGGATCATTCGTGACAACCCAAGAAATTGGGACATTCAAGGGCAACAGTGGGACTACTACCAGTGCAGCATTTGTAGTCAGAGATCTGGTCAGGGATTCATCAAATGACAATGTCTATTTTACCAAAGCGGATGCTGCAGCAGGTAGTTCTTTAACTGATACTAATAAATTTGAATTACTTGTTGACGTTGAAACTGTCCGCACTTTAAAGACTGCAGCAGAGACAGCTAAGACCGGAGCAGAGACAGCAGAAACGAATGCAGAGACAGCACTGGCTTCCTTCCAGGGACAGTACAAAACAGGTAGTTCAAATCCATATACTGGGACACCAGACCAAGGAGACCTCTGGTACGACACTTCTGCTCAGATACTTAAATACTACACAGGTTTCAGACCAGGAGGTGGTGGAAATACCTTTGAACCCGTTACTACTTCGTTAGCTACAGTCTCAGAAAACTATCTGACGATTTCCAATCAAGTAATTACCGCAGGAACCGTTCCGATCTCCCTCGGTGGCACAGGTTCAACCAGTGCTTCGGCAGCAAGGACTGCATTAGGAGTCGATGTAGCCGGAACAGACAATTCCACAAACGTAACTCTTGCTGGTTCTCTAGACTACCTGACCCTTTCTGGTCAAGCGATTACCCGAAACGCTATTGATCTAACTGCTGATGTCACGGGAGCATTGCCAGTAGCCAATGGGGGAACAGGGAGTACTTCAGCAGGAGATGCTAGAACAGCTTTGGGAGTTGATGCGGCTGGAACTGACAATTCTACAAACGTTACTTTAGCCTCAGTTACTGGAAATTATTTAAGTATTTCGGGTCAAGCGATTACAGCAGGGACTGTCCCGGTTACTCTCGGAGGCACTGGTTCGACTACAGCATCAGGAGCACGGACCGCACTTGGTGTGGACCCGTCAGGAACAGACAATAGCACAGATGTAACGTTGGCTACCGTGTCATCGAATTATCTGAGTCTATCGGGTCAAGCGATTACTGCTGGAACAGTTCCAGTTTCTTTGGGAGGGACAGGATCAACATCAGCAGGAGATGCCAGGACTGCTCTTGGAGTAGATGCAGCAGGTACGGATAACTCAACCAATGTCACTTTAGCGACAGTATCATCGAATTACTTATCGATCTCCGGTCAGGCAATCACAGCAGGTACGGTTCCCGTAGCACTCGGTGGCACAGGCAGTACGTCAGCTTCTGATGCAAGGACAGCACTCGGTGTGGATGCAAGTGGGACAGATAACTCGACCAATGTGACTTTGGCAACAGTTTCCAACAATTATTTATCGCTTTCTGGACAAGCAATCACAGCAGGAACAGTCCCTTTCCAGCTTGGTGGAACAGGATTAACAGCATTAGGTTCAGCAAATCAGGTACTGGCAGTCAATTCTGGTGCAAGTGCATTAGAGTTTCAGAATCAGTCTGGTGGTGGTGGCATCACAACAGGAAAGGCAATCGCACTCGCAATGATATTTGGATAAATTATGGCAGCACCTAATGTAGTCAGTGTCGCAACGATCACTGCAAAAACGGCAGTCCAGGCAATCGGGACTTCTGCCACGGCAATCGTCACGAACTCCGCAGCATCTGGCAAAGTCTTCAAAATCAACACGTTACTGATCAGTAACATAGACGGGTCTGCCAGCGCAGATGTCACAGTCGATCTTTATCGATCCAGCACGACATATCACCTCATCAAAGCTGCACCTGTCCCAGTAGGTTCTACTCTGGATGTTCTGTCTACGGGGTCGATATACCTTGAAGAAGGGGACGCCCTACGACTGACTGCTAGTGCTGCGTCTGACCTTGAGGGGGTCTGCAGTTACGAGGAGATTTCAGAATGAGTTATATTGGAGGGAATACCAACCCAGGTAATTATATTGGGAATCATCCAGTTGCAGGATACGCTAGTAGCCTTCCGCAGTTTCGTAATAAGATCATTAATGGAAACTTTGATATTTGGCAGCGTGGGACAAGTCAAACAAGTAGTGGGTATGGGAGTGCGGATAGGTGGAATAACCTTCATTCTGGGCCATCATTTAAAACAGCATCACAAGGAGTATTTGCATTAGGTCAAACTGATGTTCCAGACAATCCTAAATATTATTTAAGGACTGTATTTACAAGTTCAGGTGGAAATGGTGATAATTGTCTAACCCTACAAAATATAGAAGATGTTAAAACATTAGCAGGGCAAACAGCAACATTGAGCTTTTGGGCCAGAACAACAGGTTCCAATAAAGACATTGCAACTGAAATTATTCAATATTTCGGAACTGGTGGTTCTCCATCACCTTCCGTTATTTCAATTGGGACAACAACTCACACACTAACAAGTTCGTGGCAGAAATTTACAACTACTGTTTCTATTCCACATTTAACAAGTACAGGGTTAGTCGGTGGAACTCCATCAACAATTGGCACAAATGCTAATGATTACTTAGGTTTAAATTTTTGGTTTGAAGCAGGTTCTAACATAAATTCTTCTAGAACTAATTCACTAGGTAATCAATCTGGAACCTTTGACATTGCCCAAGTTCAGCTTGAAGAAGGCACAGTCGCAACGCCATTTGAGCATCGGCCCATAGAGTTAGCTTTGTGTCAGAGGTATTTTAACAAATCTCATAACTCTGATCTAGTGGCAGGAACGAGTGCAACCGGAGGTGGAGCTATTAACGTATTTGTCCCATCGAATGGTACTGGATATTTTGGAGTTTATGTTCCGTTTCCTGTTGAGATGCGAAATGATCCAACGATAACGTTATATGATTCGTCAAACGCATCTGGTAAAGTTTTTAAGGGTGGAGATGGAAAATCACAGTACATATTTAGAAAGGGTCGGAGAGGTTTTTCTGGTGGGACGCAAGATGCAACTAACAGCAATGAGCTATTTTTCACTTACACCGCAGCAGACGAATTATGAGTTATCAACTAATTACAAATCTTGCTGGAGAGGATTTTATTATACGACTGAAGGATGGTGCGTGGATACCTGTTAATAATGGTAACACAGACTACCAAGAATATCTGCAATGGGTAGCAGAAGGGAACGAACCCTTAACAGCAGATGAACCGGAGACCACAGAATGAATTACTTACTCTTACTTCCACTCTTACTATTCGCATGTTCCGATTGGCCCACAAAAGACTCTCAAGAGAACGAATCGAACCCAATAGAGATCAATATTGAGATCGAGAACTCACTAAATGATCCATCAGACAATGATTCAATGGAGGTAGATGTAGATTCAAATAGTGATTCACAAAGCGATTCAAGCAGTGACAGTAGTTCTGAATCAACAATCGATAACAGCACAGGTTTGATTTACTACAATTTTCAAATGATTAACTGAGCTGAGCATATGCCCGATATGGTTCAAGTTCTTTCTGATTTAGGAGGGACATTAGGATCACTCCTAGCTGCCTTTATTTACATCTGGCACTTGCAAAAATCATTTCAGATTGAACGAGATGGGTATCGGCAAGAACGTGATGAATTACGGAAGGAAGCATTGGAAGAAAGGACACGATGGGTAGAGAAAGATTCTGAGGCGGACCTGCGGATGATTGAGCTGCAACAGTCGAGTTATCAAAGTTTAATGGGGGTCATGCAGGATACTGCAAAGGTACTGCAGGATTTACATAGTTCAATAAATGAGCTGAAGGTCATGATTGGGGATAGCAAGAAGTGAAACGCTTACTCTTCTTTCTGCTGTTCTTGACAACTACAGTCCAGGCCAACGAACTCGATTACAAAACTCATTACTTATTCATGTGGACAGGGAACTGTACAAACCGATTGATACCAACCTTTCAGAGACAGGGGATGCCATGGAACTTTGCGTTCTCTCTCGCTTCCGAAGGCTGTTCTTGTGTCATCGATAAGTTCAGAGAGCAGTATACTCAAGCAGAAGTCATGGCTCTTAGCAATCAGGAACGAGAAAAACGATCTTTATATTTTGCCCAGGTCTGTGGTGGCGTTATTAAGGAGATGTAATGGAAGCAGCAAATGAATTATTTAATATTGCTTTAGAAACCGGATTTCTGGAAATGGGGTTACTGGCTCTTGGAGCACCAGCAGGATTAGTCATGGGGGTTAAAATGTTTAAACGGATGAAGAAATGATCGAGACCCGAAACTTTAAGCATCGAGAACTCAGTTGCTCCTGTTGTGGTGGAAACCAGATGAATGTAGCTTTTATGGAAAAACTACAGTTGATTCGTGACGAGTTCCAGCAGCCGATGATCATTACTTCAGCGTATCGTTGCCCTCGGTATAACTCAGAGATTTCATCCACAGGAAGTACGGGTCCACATACCACAGGAAGAGCAGTCGATATACAAATCTTTGGTCAGGAAGCCTACGAGTTAATGAAACTTTGTCTGAAGTACGGAATGACGGGACTCGGATTTAAGATGAAAGGACCGAGGACCAATAGGTTCCTCCACTGTGATGATTTAAACAATACTTCCAAGTCTCCCCGTCCCTGGATCTGGTCTTACTGATCTTTGTCTACTAACCGTAACAGTTTATCTATCTTTTTCTCTAGCGACTGAAAATCCGTGTGTCGCAGGTTCGATTCCCGCTCTGGCCACCTTGTATCTTTTGTAACATCTTCTGTATCCTCTCTGTTAATTCCTAACGAATTTACCAGATCTTGTAGCGGCAAATGTGTCGTATTCAGATAGAGTTCTGTGGTCGAAATCCGTTCATGTCGTAGTAGATGTTGGACATGGATTGGGTTCATGTTTCCTGACAATAGTTCGGTGGCGACACTGGCTCTATAACCATGTAGTGGTTTTGGTCCATCTAAAGCGATAGACTTCTGAAACTTTCTCATCGAATACGTCAAGTGACTGAGTTCTTTAAAGTGATGATCTAGGTAATTAGTTTCCCCTCGATGTTCCTCCCATTGTAAAAACTCCATCAGCTTCGGATGTATTGGTAGAATCGAGTCTTGTTTATTCTTCGTTGTCCAATCGTCCTTTGCCACGATACGAATTCCAGATCCGATGTCTTCCCAGGCTAAATGAAATACTTCTCCTGCTCTCATCCCGGTGTAGCGAAGCATGTAATGCGTTCTCCGTAGAATCTGGTATCTTCTGGATCTTTGTGCTCTGTGATTGAGAATCGTTTCAATGATTTCTAGTTGATGATTATTCCAGACTTTTGGAATCTTCTTATTCACTTTGAGCATTGGTACATGGTACTTCGGATGGTTCAAATACTTATGACACCAGTTGAGATAAGCTTTTAGAGACCGTAGATGGGAATTGATGGAACCATCAGATAGTTTTTCAGACCGGAGATGATCGACATAGTTCTTAAATGTCTCGTAATTAATGGAATCGGATCTCCAGAAGGCTTGCCACCGGGCTAACTGTGGTCGATAGGTATCAACCGTCCTCTGAGATCTGTAAGTCCGTAGGTAGTCCAAATATTGATCAATCATAGTGCCTTTACTAATCTGACCACTCGACCAACAATCTGGAACCCATCACTGTCATCAGCCGTAATCGTGAGATCCTTGTAGATCGGATTATCTGAAACAATCCGGTATTCATCCTGGGCAACCCGTTGAACCCGTTTGACATGTAAAGATTCCCAGAGTCTGAGGACATAGACTCCGTCACCGAGGAAACCACTGTTCATATGCACCAGGATCGTATCCCCAGATCCCATCAAAGGACTCATACTGTCTCCAACCACGGTAATAAAAGCTAGGTTCTGATCGGGTAGCTTCGGTAGCCACTCGGTAATTACCTGGATCTGCTCTCCGTTTTCTTCAGTAGTCAGAGTCCCTGCTCCTCCTGATGCCTCTGTATCAAACTTTCGGATCAACCGATAGTTATCGTCTCTGATCACTTCCTGATCTGTTTCAATCTTCTCCTCGACATAGATATTGACTGCATGTTGTAAATCTTCCCCGTAAGCATTGAGCACACTTTTCATAAAGAAGGGAATGCTATCTGTCTGTTTTTGCTGGAGTACTCGATTTACTTTAGATCGATCCCATCCGATAGCATCAGCAACATCCTGTTGACTCAATCCTTGTGCTTTTCTCCAGAGATCAAACTTTTCTAAACTTTTTTGCACTTTATTGTTGACTCCATTAATAAGTTCTGATCTTATATGCACTCGTTCAATCATAGAGTGAACGGTCAACGGTTAGAACATGGAGTCAAATGCAAGATACCAACCTTCTGAATACATCTCAGGCTGCTAAAGCCCTTGGAGTCTCGGTAGATCAGATACGGAGGATGATCAATGGAGGTCAGATCCGTTCAATCCAGACTCACGATAGAAGTCCTCACCTAATCCCCACTGCAGAAATCCTCCGGAATACTCCGATTAAACCTCGGTCCTCCCGAATGTCCTTTGATGAATACTGCGAACTTGATGGACTCAATGCCTCTTTGATCAAACGTTTAAACAAGAGTCTGAATCACTATTTAGCTTCTCCGATGGAGCAGTCTCCAGCTATGGCAAAGGGAGTAGCCATCCATGACAGCATTGAGCTTCGGCTAGCCGGAAAGAGTTTCGCTGAGAAGTACGTGGTTGCTCCACAAGTAGACAGAAGAACCAAAGCAGGAAGAGAGGAATACGATCAGTTTGTGGCTACAGAAACTAGAACCGTTCTCAAAGAAGATGATTACAACGATGTAATTCTGATGACAGAGTCCGTATTCAAACATCCAGAGTTCTGGAGGATCATTCCGAATGCAGAAGTGGAACAGGTCATTACATGGCAGGAAGACGGGATCCGAGCAAAGGCTAGGCTGGACTACGGTGACGAGAAACAGCACGTGGTGGTTGATCTCAAGTCTGCTCAAGATGCCTCACCGTATGGCTTCCGGAAAGCCGTAGTTCGGTACTCCTATGACATTCAAGCCAACTGGTATCGAAGAGCGTACCAAAGTGTCACAGGACACTATCCGGAGTTCCTATTCTTAGTAGTCGAGAATTCAGAACCGTACAACTGTGCAGTTTACAAGCTATCAGAAGAACTACTTCATTCTGCTGAACTCAAGATCAATAACTCTCTCGATCTCTACAAGCAGTATCTCAACGGAGAAATCTATTCCAAGGGCTATCACGAAGATGTGATGGAGTTGTCATGAAATCGTGCAAAATGTGCGGTAAGGAGATGTCAATAAAAGTCAATAACCAGAAGTATTGTGGAGATCCTTGTACTTATGAAATGTATGTACGGAGACATACGAGTTTAAAATCTAGGGACTGTGCAATCTGCAATAGCAAATTCCAACCAGTAACGAATATCAATGCTTACTGTTCCAAAGAATGCCAGAAGGTCGGAAGTAAGAAGTTCTATCAAAAGTTTCTAAAGAAGAAACGAGAAGATCGTGCAGTGAGACTGAAGGAAAGACCAGAGAAGACCTGTGCCTATCGGCACTGTAACCGGAAGTTCAAGGATGTTCATCCAAACAAACGCTTCTGTAGCACGATCTGTCAGAGAGGGAACGAGAGAGTAGTTGAAAACGAGAAGTGGTTGAACAGAAAGAAAGTCCCTTGTGCAGTGTCAACTTGTTCCCGGCTATTCATTCAGAAGAACAACAACCAGATCTACTGTTC